GTCTGGATATGGTTACACAGTTATAGATGGCAATGGTAAACCCATAGTTTGTTTTGGTGTAGCTCCACAATGGCCAGGAGTTGCTGAACTTTGGTTAATACCAGATATGAAATTAATTTTTAAATATAGATTAAAGTTTCATAAAGGTGCAAAAAAATTTATGGAGATGTGTGCTGAAGAATTAAATCTACATCGGATCCATGTAACAGTTAGTGCTCGAAATGTTCGGGCATTAAAATGGATTGAAAGGATATATTTTAAAAGAGAGGGTGTATTAAAAAAATATACTTTCGACAAAAATGATATGATAATGTATAGTAGAATATTTGAGAGGTAATAATGGGAAGTTTATTTAAGACACCAAAATACGAGCCACCTAAAGAAATGGCAGCATCTAATAAGCTGTTAGATGAGAGGGAGGCAAGAGCTGAGGCATCAGAGAAAAAAGAAAAAAGAAAGATAGCTGCTAAAGCAAGAACTCGTAGAATGGGTGGAAGATTATTATTTTCTCAAGAGAGAGCTATTCCTCAGTTAGGGGTGGGGAGCAATTTAGCTAGTGTTCAATCATACTCAAGAAATCCCTATGAAGATGAAAGGATGGCATAGTTATGGGTGGAGTACCAATTATCGGTGATGTAGTAGAAACTGTAACTGATGTAGTTACTGGTGGTGGTTCTAAAAAAAGAACTACAGAAACTAGAGCTGCTGAAGTTTCAAAAAAAACTGAACCAGAAAAAAAAAGAGATATTACTAGAACTTTAAGAAGAAGGGTTCCTAGAACTAGAAGAACTGGTGCAAGTTTAGTTGGTGGTAGACTTACTGGCGATACTGCTAATAAAGATCTAAGTCCAATTAGAAATCCAAGAGATCAATCTACTTTAGGAGGTTAATCATGGCTGAGAGAGAACCTCAAGTCTTTGTAAGAAATCCAAGACACAGAGATCTTGAAAAAGAAAAAGAGGAACAAGAAAATAATGGCTAAAGATTATCACACAACTAAAGACGGAAAAAAAGCTAAGAAGGGTTTGTATTATTATATCAACCGAAAAAAAGCAGCCGGTACTTCGAAACCAAAATCTAAATCAACTATTTCTGATGAGGCCTACAAAAATATGAGAGCTGGGTTTCCTAAGAAAAAAAGAAGGGAAGGATTAGTCTAATGTATAAAATGAAAATGAAAGCAAAAACATCTAAATCAAAACCAAAATCTAAAAAAATTAAACCATCTAATAAAAAGAAAAGTTACTAATGATTATATTTGGTCATACTCCAAAAGAGTGGAAACGAAGAGCTCTTAATAATAAAGCATTAATTGTTTCACACATTGTAATGTTTATCTTGGGAGGAATAATTTTTTAATGGTAGCTAAAAAATATCAGAATGAGAGTGGTGGATTAAATCAAGCTGGTAGAGATTATTTTAAAAGAAAAGAAGGATCTAATCTTAAAAGACCACAGAGCTCTGGTACAGATGGCAGAAGAGTTTCATTCGCTGCTAGATTTTCTGGTATGGAAGGACCATTAGAAAAAAATGGTAAACCTACAAGATTAGCATTAGCTCTAAAAAAATGGGGATTTAAAAACAAAGCAGAGGCGAGAGCTTTTGCAAATAAAAATAAGGAAACAACATAATGCATTTAAAACCAAACCAAGTATTAGATAGATCTAAAAAAGCATTTACTAAAAAAGAATTATGGAGAACTATCTACGAAGATTGCTATCGTTATGCATTACCTCAAAGAAATTTATATGAAGGTTACTATGAAGGAAATGTTCCTGGCCAAAATAAAATGAATATGATTTTTGATAGTACAGCTATTCATTCAGTACAAAGATTTGCAAATAGAATACAATCTGGATTATTCCCTCCATATAAAAAATGGTGCAGACTTGAACCAGGAAATGACATACCAGAAGAAAGAAGAGGAGAAGTACAAACAGCTCTAGATTTATATTTAGACAAAATGTTTTCTGTTTTAAGACAATCAAATTTTGATTTAGCTATTGGAGAGTTTTTATTAGATCTGTCTGTAGGAACTGCTGCAATGTTAATTCAACAAGGTGATGATTTAAATCCAATTAAATTTACTCCGGTTCCTCAATACTTAATTGCATTAGAAGAAGGACCAAGTGGAACTGTAGATAATGTTTATCGTAAATATAAATTAAGAGGGGAAACAATTACAAGAGAATTCCCAGATGCAAAAATTCCAGAAACATTACAAAGATACATAGATGAAAAACCTCAAGAGATGATAGAACTTATAGAGGCTGTTATTTATGATTTAGATAGAGGTGATTATTGTTACCATATATTACATGATAAATCTAAAGAGGAATTAGTATTTAGAAGAATGGATCAAACACCATGGGTTGTTTCTCGTTATATGAAAATACCTGGAGAAGTTTTTGGTAGAGGCCCATTAGTTACAGCATTACCAGATATTAAAACTTTAAATAAAACTTTAGAATTACTTTTAAAGAATGCTAGTATTGCTTGTGCTGGTGTTTACACAGCAGCAGATGATGGAGTAATCAATCCTTCTAATATTCGTATTCAGCCAGGATCAATTATTCCAGTTGCTAGAAATGGTGGACCACAAGGTGCATCACTAGCTCCATTACCAAGATCTGGAGATTTCAATGTTTCTCAAATTGTTATTAATGATTTAAGAATGAATATTAAAAAACAATTATTAGATGATACTTTACCACCAGACAATATGTCTGCGAGATCAGCTACAGAAATTGTAGAAAGAATGAAAGAACTAGCTCAGAATATGGGTGCTGCATTTGGTAGACTTATAACTGAGACTATGGTTCCAATCATTCGTAGAACACTCTTCATTATGGATCAGAAAGGAATGATCCAGCTCCCTTTGAAGGTTAATGGGCTAGAGGTTAAAGTTACTCCTGTTAGCCCATTAGCGAAAGCACAAAACTTAGACGAAGTAAATGAGGTTATGCAATTCTTTCAAATTGCTAATGCTCTTGGGCCTGGTGGTGTTGCTGAAGTTAAACCAGATGCTATTGCAGCATTCGTTGGAGATAAATTGGGTATACCTTCACAATTAAGAACTTCACCAGAAGAGAAACAACAAATACAAAAACAAACGATGGAGATGTTAAAGTCTCAATCAATGCAAATAATGGAAGGTGCTGCACAAGCTCCAGGACAAGCTCCTGGTCCAACAGAAACACCTTTACCAGAAGAGGCAGTAGAAGAACAACTTAGATCATGAAACAAGGCTGGGATGGAATAGAATTCTTAGATGTAAAACCTAAGAGTGAAACGAAAGACACAGAATTAGAAACTAACAAAGCATTTGCTAGAACTTTTGAAACTAAAGAAGGAAAAAAAGTTTTAGAGTTTCTAATAAATAAAACATTACAACAACCAACATGGATCCCTGGTGGTGATAATAGTTATGGTTATGCTAGAGAAGGGCAAAACAGTATCATCAGAGAAATTCAACAACGCATAGAGAGGGCTAAACAATGAGCAACGAAAACTTAGAACAAAACCAAGGTGAAGGATTAATAGCTAATACTGCACCACAAGAAGAGCAACAAGCTCCCAATCCAGAGGATACATTTGTTCCTCACTTAGAAGATGACAATAAAGATCAAACAGTAGAAGAGGCTAAAGCTGAACAAGAAACTAAAGTTTTAGAAAAACCAGAATACATAGAAGATAAATTTTGGGATCCTAAGTCTGGTGCTAAGATCGAAGAGTTAAGTCATTCTTATAAAGAATTACAAAAACAATTTTCTATGGGTAAACACAAAGCTCCATCGGAGTATGATTTATCTGCAATGGAAGATGTTGATATTGAGAATGATGTCCTGGCTAAAGAATTTTTAGATTGGGCAAAAGAGAATAAACCTACTCAAGGTGCTTTTGATAAACTTGTAAACACATTTAAAACATTATCTCAACAACAAGAACAAGAAGATAGTATTAACTTAGAGGAAGAGACTAAAGCTCTTGGACCTAATGCAGACCAAATCATTAATGGTATTAAAACTTGGGGACAAGGATTAGTTTCTAAAGGTGTATGGTCTGAGCAAGACTTTGATGAATTTAAAGTATTTGCTGCAACAGCTAATGGTATCAATGCATTAAATAAAATAAGAAAATACTATGGTGAACAAACAATTCCAACTGCACCAACAGATGTAGATGGATCTGTAAGTAAGCAAGAACTTTATGAAATGGTAGCAGATCCTAAATATAAAACAGATCCAAACTTTAGAAGAAAAGTTGAAGAACAGTTTTCAAGAGCTTTTCCAGGTAAAGTTAATAATGGAGAAATTTAATTTAGGTACTTGCTAAATTTTTAAAATTACACTATTCTTCTAACCGAAGATAACCAAATTTTTTATGGCCTTCTGGCTGGTGAGCAAAGACACCATTTTTGTCAGCCGGGCTTTACCCCGACAACTGCAAGTTAAGTAAAACTAATGTGTTAAAAACAAGGAGATAAAAGTATGGCACAATCAATAACAAA